CGCAACAATCTCAAATGATCTCTCAGAAGTTTCTGTGCCGTGATGAACAAATGCAGCAGAAACTTTTCTTTTTGATTTGTGAAAAAACGACAAAGCGGCAACCGAGTCAGGGCCGCCGCTCAAAGCGACTTCTACTTCTTGTGGAATCTTGCAAGAAAGTTTAAACATTTTGTCCTACTTATTAGGATTATAATAGCACTTGCCTTAAAGGAATACACACCGTGAGATTAACTAGAAAGCAACTGAAAATGTTAGTAGAGTCCCTCCTCCTCGAGGAAGTCTATGGCGCTCAAGCCGTCGTCTACCATGGTACGAAGGCTGACCCTCGCGCTCTCGTCTCGGCCCTGTTAAGGGACGAGTTCATCCCCGGTGAGGGCGGCGGCGCGATGTACGGGAAGGGTCTCTACACCGTCTACGATCTCAAGGGTACGAAGACCGAGAGAGGTGACTACGGTGATCACGTCGTCAAACTGAAAGTGAACCTCTACGGGTACATCATCTTCGACCCCGACATCGCTCTGATGGTCTACAAGAAGTCTCTCACGCCGAAAGAACAGGCCACGGAGTTCGGCTACAGTGAGACCGTCATCGAGGCACTGGACAGAGTCGCGCCCCCTCGAAAGAGAGAATTCACTTCCACTTCGGCGCTGAGCGTCTTCAAGTCCCTTCAATACGAGGTGAAGGGTCTCGTCTTCACCGGTGAGAACGACGGCCGAGTCGCCGTCGTCTACGACCCGACGACAGCAGTCCCGATGGCGTGGAAGCGGGTCACCCGTGACGGGTACCCTGTCTCTGAACCCTGGACACCTGTCGACCGCGCGACGCTCCTCAAACCCCTCGACCGTCCCGACGTGAGCGCCCGAGAGGGTCGACCCGTGCAGCAGTCGGCCCTCCGTCGCTCGGCCCTGGGCGACTTCGAGGCCCGGAAGTGGGAAGACAGCCCGTTGAAACTCTTGAAACGTCTCGAGCGACTACCTGAAGACCAGCGAGTCGTGAAAGGTGATCTCGACCTCATGGGCACTCCCATCACCTCTCTCCCAGCGGGTCTGAAGGTGGGTGGGAGTCTCAACCTCTCCAACACCCCCGTCACCTCTCTCTCATCAGGTCTCCAGGTGGGTAGGAGCCTCTACCTCTCCGACACCCCCATCACCTCCCTCCCAGCGGGTCTGAAGGTGGGTGAGAGTCTCAACCTCTCCAACACTCCCATCACATCACTCCCGGCAGGTCTCCAGGTGGGTAGGAGCCTCTTCCTCGCCTACACCCCCATCACCTCCCTCTCATCAGGTCTCCAGGTGGGTGGTGATCTCGACCTCACCCACACTCCCATCACATCACTCCCGGCAGGTCTGAAGGTGGGTGGAAATCTCTACCTCTCCGACACCCCCATCACCTCCCTCCCAGCGGATCTCCATGTGGGTGGGAGTCTCAACCTCTCCGGCACCCGCATCACCTCCCTCCCGGCGGATCTAAAGGCGGGCTGGAGCCTCGACCTCTCCAACACCCCCATCACCTCCCTCCCGGTGGGTCTGAAGGTGGGCTGGAGCCTCGACCTCCGCGGCACTCCTATCACATCACTCCCGGCAGGTCTCCAGGTGGGTGGGAGCCTCGAACTCCGCGGCGCCCGCATCACCTCCCTCCCAGCGGATCTCCATGTGGGTGGGAACCTCGACCTCCGCGGCGCTCCCGTCACATCACTCCCGGCAGGTCTGAAGGTGGGTGGGAGTCTCAACCTCCGCGGCGCCCGCATCGCCTCCCTCCCAACGGATCTGAAAGTAGGAGATTACATCTACAACCTCGATCCCAAGTACTGGGCTGACGTCCCCGAACATCTCAAACTTAAGTTGAGATGATTAGGATTATAATAACACTTGTTTTAAAGGAATACACACCGTGAGATTAACAAGAAAACAGCTGAAAATGTTAGTAGAGACTTTAATCCTCAACGAGGGACAAGTTGAAGATCTACTTGCTGCAAATCCTCAACTTCAACCCGCAGTTGATGCAGGTATTACAAATCTTAACCAACTCAAGTGGCTGCTTCGCATGGAAAAGTTTGAGCCCATTGCTGACATTGCAGGTTTGATACCCGCTTTTGAGAAGAACAAGCAGAGATTGGTGATCAAGGATCTTAATTTATACAAGAACACAAACGATCTAAGAGCAGCACTCGAAGCTGCAGGCGAATCTAAAGGCCAACAGCGTCGGCAGCTTAAAGAGAGTGAGTCAGACATCGTCTACCAAGACGAGCAGTGGCTCGTCGTCATGCCTCACACAAGAGAAAGTTCAATTCAGTGGGGCAAGGGCACCACTTGGTGCACAGCTGCAACGCAGAGTGCGAACTTGTTCTACAACTATGTGGGTAGAAAACTTCGTGACATCATTTTGTTCTACATATTAAAGAAGCGTGCAGACAGCACAGTAGATCCAAATGCAAAGCTGTCTGTGGGATTCATAGGAGGTAAACCCACCCTCGATGGAAAGAAAGGAGGTGTATCAGTAAATGCTTCAAATGAGGGTCTAACGCAAGAATCTCTGAAAGAGATCTTAGGATCAGAGTTTGACCCCATCATGAGTGCGATGGAATCTCACTCATCAAAACTTAAGGGTCAGCACCCGGCAAAGGTGGCGATGCAAAAGTTAGCAATGTCTAAAGATCCAAATGTGTTAGACAAATACACACAGGGTATGGACAAAAATGAAAGGAAAGATTTTATAAATATTTTATTTGAATACGAACTAAGCCCTGAGGTATTGACACAATTAGGAAGGGATAAAGATAAATTTGTAAGATCAAATGCCGTTGGTAATCCTAACACAACGCCAGAATTGTTAACACTTCTTGCAAGAGATGAGAAAGCAGGTGTAAGGGCTAGTGTCGCTCAAGCGTTTAATACACCGCCAGAAGCGCTAGCTAGTCTTGCAAGAGATAAAGATAAAGTTGTAAGAGCATATGCCGTTGGTAATTATAAAACACCTTTGAGTCCAGAATTGTTAACACTTCTTGCAAGAGATGAGTATGCAGGTGTAAGAGCAGCTGTCGCTTTTAATCCCGACACACTCCCAGAAGCGTTAGCGCTTCTTGCAAGAGACAAAGATAAAGTTGTAAGAGCAAATGCCGCTGGTAATCCTAACACACCTTTGAGTCCAGAATTGTTAGCGCTTCTTGCAAGAGATGAGTATGCAAGAGTAAGGGCTAGTGTCGCTCAAGCGTTTAATACACCGCCAGAAGCGCTAGCTAGTCTTGCAAGAGACAAAGATAAAGTTGTAAGAGCATATGCCGCTGGTAATCCTAACACACCTTTGAGTCCAGAATTGTTAACACTTCTTGCAAGAGATGAGTATACAGGTGTAAGAGCAGCTGTCGCTTTTAATCCTAACACACCTCCAGAGATATTAGCTAGTCTTGCAAAAGATAAAAATGAAAATGTCAGAAATTATGTCATTTTTAATCCTAACACACACCCAGAAGTGTTAGATAGTCTTGTAAATGATAAGGTTAATTGGATAAGAATGTCTGTCGCTCAAAAGTCTAACACACCGCCAGAAGCGCTAGCTAGTCTTGCAAGTGATGTAGATAAAGCTGTAAGAGCATATGTCGCTCGTAATCCAAACACACCACCAGAGATATTAGCCATTCTTGCAAGAGATGAGTATACAGGTGTAAGAGCAGCTGTCGCTTTTAATCCTACATACCAAAAATACTTAGAATCGCAGACACAGCTGACCGAACGATGGTTAAGATTAGCAGGATTACTTAACTAAGCACTGATCAAATCCTGCCGGAAAAACATCTTTATTCTGTCCGTAAAAACGCTTCCAGTCAGAATCTAAGATGTAGGTCACAGCATGATCTTCTGCTGATCTAATGCTTCTGCCATATGCTTGGACGATTGTCATCGCTGTCTGCATGGGATACCACTTCTCATTTTTATTCATCCGCTTTCTGACGATAGGATCTCCCAAGTAGGGATAGGGAACCTTAACAATGACCTGAAACCGAGATGCATCACCCTTAAGGTCAACGCCTTCAGTCATCGAGGGCGACAACAAGACAGTAGGTTCTGTAGACGTGAGATGCTTGTTTAAGATCTCATCTCTGTTTGTGCTGTCGTGTGTCAAGATTCTCTTAGATCGCAGCTCTTTCTTGAGATAGTTTGCAATTTTGTAAGAGTTGCAGTGAACGATTCCCTTCTCTTTCTTGTGCTCGTCTAAGATCGCCTTCAACGCGTCCTTGACTCTTGGAAGGGTGTAATCGATGGCGTTAATGCTTAGGCTTCCAATGTCAGCGTGAATGATAGGACGATTTTTAACAGGAAAAGGTGAGGGAATGCTGATTGCGTCAAAGTCGTCGCTTGCAATACCCAATGATCGGGCAAATCCCTCAGCATTCATGATAGTTGCCGACATGAGCAAAACTTTTCGACCCATTCTGAAGAGATACGACTCAGCATACTTCGAGACGTCGATGGCCCGGTAAGTCACGCGCACAAAACCTTTCTTCTCTGTCTCGCTCTCTTCCATGACCCAGTTGTCTGATGTGTAATCTTCCAAGAAAAGTGAGAGCTTGTTAGCGTGCGATTTAAGCATGTCATACTTCATCGCAATGGACGCCAGCTCTGTCACCTTAGCCTTGAGGCCCATGCTTTCTAACTGTTGCTCAAAATGCAAGATCTGTGCCTGCAACTTCGGGTTGTAGGTATCTCGAAGCCACTTAAAGAAAGCGACCGGAGTGATCTTTTCAGGCCACTGACACTTGACAACTTTCTCGGCAAAGTATTGTGTGACTGACATCTCAACAAAACTTGTCAGCACAGATTCAGCGTTGTGTGCTTCATCGATCACCAGCACATTTCTGGGTGTGATCTTGCCTGAGTAAGTTGATTCCATGATGAAGTAGGGAAAGTTTGTCACTGACTCTGGTGACTCTAAAAATAACTTTTTCTCTCGCTTGTAGAGGCAGTCACCTGCGCACTTCTTAAAGAAACGAGACGATTTATCTTCTGTGCGAAGCATCTGCTGACTTGTGGCACAGTCATTCTTCTTATGAAACTCACACTGATAGTTTTTAGCTGAATAGACAGAGATCATCTGTCCTTGAGGAGATCCAAAGTCATTCTGATACTGCTCTTGAAGAACGCGCTGAGTTGTGAGAAAGTATGTGCCTCGTGCGAATCCCTCTTGATGCGAGAGTTTTTCATTAAGCATTCGACCAATTGTCAAACCGATCGCAGATTTTCCGACGCCAGTTCCGCATTCTAAGATCGCAAATTTTTTATCACTCTTCAAGAAAGTGTCGAGTGCAAAATTAATTGCGTCGACCTGTTCTGGACGAGGGCCGTTGTAAGGGAAGTATTTTTCCCAATTAAAATTATAATCTTTCAATTGATCTCCTTTTGGATATTCTATTTTCTAAAATATTGAAAAGTATTGACTTCCCAAACAATATCTGGAAATTTAATAGCTTCTTCAAAAGATAGCTTATGTATATCTTTTTCAGTTATAACAATAAATTTTATTTTTAGATTGTCAAAAAAATCTTTTGCAGCTCTAAATTTAGAAGGATTTTCTTTAAAATCTTTTGCCCAAGACATTTTACATTCCCAAACTATTGAATTGTTTGGACAGTAAAAATCAGGTGTATAAGTTCTATTGATACCTTCAAAAGTGTAAGGAACTTTCCATGTTTCTACTTGGATATCATCTAAATTAACTCCTCTTTCTTCTAAGGATTTCATAAAAGAAAGTTCTAAAATAGATCTAAAAAATTTTCCCTTATAATTTCCTCTGACAGATCTGCCACCGTGTAAATAGATCTTACCAAAAGCAGGATTATTTTTACCTCTTCTTTTGTTAGAAAGGTTTTCTCTAATTTTTTGTGATTTTTCTAATCCATGAATCTCTTCAAGCGTTTTTCCTTTTTGTTTCTTATTCCATTCTGTAATATTTTTTCTTGCAATTTTTCTCTGTTCAATTCTTAAATTTTTAAGAAGTCCTGATGAAATATTTTTTAAACTTTTTTCTTGTCTAAGATCTGCTTCTTCTTTACCATAAAGTCGGAGCCAACGACTATAATTTGACTCTTTATTTTTTATAACTTTTCTTCCTCTTTTATAAGCCAATTTATTTGAACAGTGTTTTGAGCAAGTCAATTTTTTTGAACTTTCCTTACATTCAAATTCACTATCGCAAATTTCACATTTTCTGTTTATTCTAATTAGTTTTGGTCTGCCCAAGGTTAACTCCTATTTCTGGTTCTAAGCTTAATTATTAACCAGAAATAGAAATATTGTATTATTTCTTATCGTTTTTTAGAAATGAATCAAGAGCAGACTCGATTGCTTGAATCTGCTCTTGACGAGCGGCCGGGTATGGGAAGTGTTTGCTAATATCCACAGAAAACTCCTAAGTTTGAGTATCTTAAACTCACTTAGGAAGATTTACACACTTAAATTTTTTCTAATAAAGATTTTTTATCAATGATTTGATGCGCACCTTTATGACGAAGATACTCTATAAACTCATTATTGGTCGAGCCACAAAGTTTAATTTCAGCATCAGAAACTCTTGCGACATCAGTGATCAACCTCTTTTTAAGAAAGATGGACGATACTTTGACAACACCATCTATTTTTTTATAAGTCATAAAAAACTCTAGCACCTTTATTTGATCATGACTAGTTATCCCGGTCTTCATCTTGAGCAATCCAAATAAAGCTTCTTGAACAAGTGACTCTATTGTTGATTTAGGAACGTAGCTAAACATTTTAATCTCCTTATCTAGTGTGATTATCAGCGATAGAAGAAGAAGCCCAAGCGTCAGGTTTAGTTTTAAGATCGTAGCCCATTCCTCCTACCCAACCTGCAACTGTCGTAATCATTGTTCTGGATTTGTTTTCTTTGCTCCTACCTATGTCAACATGAAGTTCGATTGAAATACCCGGATAAAACTCGTGTATTTTTTGTGCAGCCTGAACTGATAGATTTACTTCCTCAGTGATCTTCTTTTTTAAGTTTCGATACTCTAAGTTTTCAATTTTAAGTTTTTTATAGAAGTATTTTGCTATGCGCTTTTCATTGTCGTGAAAAGCTGTGACAGTTACAAAGATACAATTATGACCGTGTATCATAGAATCTGTGCCTACGTAAACTTTTGATCCTCTTCTAATTAGATCTTTGACTTCTTCTATGTATTTTTCATTTGTTATCTGATTGCCACCGGGACATATCCAGAAATCTTTATCTTCTAATAAGAGCATGGGATTCTCATCTGAAACTTCTGATAAAGTTTTTTATGGTTTCACGATCAAACTTTTCAATCTCTTCAGCATGCTCCTTGATCACTGAGCTGTTGATCATTCGCCGACTTTTATTGCTCAGGTATTTCATAGCATTGATCGCTGACTGAATGCGATCAGCTTCTTTTCTGTGTGCGAGCCCTTCGCGAGATCTTGTCTTGAGAGAAGATTTTACCTGCTGAAGTTCTGCAACAATTCGCTCGATCACCTGAGAATACTCATCGGTGCCCATCTCGAGCTGCATGACTTCCTTACCCTCTAAGAAGAGCTGAGCCTCTCTAAGACGCTCTGCAATCAATTTTCTCATGTCTCCTCCTGCTTAGATTATCTTACGAAACATTCCGACTCTTTACATATCTATGTGCGCTTAATCATGTAAATTTTTTATCGCAGTGATCTTTAAAATAAAAGGAAAATGTGAGTGATTAAAGTTTGCAAAGCTTAAAGGTAAATGCACAATAATGCTTCTCTCTCGACCAGTTCACGGAAACTTTCTTATTAATAGTTTAAGTGGCCCGTCACCCTTGATTATCCTGTGCCACTCCTCCTTCTTTATCTCTATCTTGTCACCAAGTGAGATCTCTTGAGGCAGATGATTGTCTCGTTGAAACTTCCACCCACTTCCTGATAAAACTTCGACCACGCGATCTTCTCTATCTCTATGCCACACAAACTCCTCACTCTCAAGTTCAGCATTAAATGTCCGCTCGCAGACAAGGCTATCTATTTCTAAGTCGGTGTAAGGTTTCTCACCACCAAGTGACATAGGGTGCACCAGTGACCTTTGGATACCTTCCGATTCTGCAGGCCCAATAACCTGGTTTTGTCTTGTCGTTCTTGTCTTCACAGTTATGACGATCCTTGAAAGATCTTCTTCTGTCAGGATTTCTCAGACCTGTCGACATTCCCTTCGCGCCAAACTCAACTTTTTTAACTTTGTCTGTCACAGGATTCTTGACATACACAAAAAACTTCTTTGATCCACCGCGCTTAGGTTTGCCGAGATCAACATCACGACCTTGATATTCCGCCTCAAGCAACTCATCAGCTGACTCTTCGATTGGAAAGTCAAGCGCGACTTCACGACCCTCGTAGATGCCCCACTGACCAAGATCACTCTGGACAAGCTCGCGGTCGCTCTCGTTAAGTTCGATGTCTCGCGTAAGATATCTTGCGCGCGCCTCGTTGATCAGATCAAAAAATGCCTTTGATCCCGGACGATAGACAGAATCTGAAAGAGAGATTCCCTCTCTAATGTGGTAGCGAAGGCCTTCTGATAAAAGTACCTCTTCTTTGATTAGTTTTCTAAGTTCTTGTCTCGATATTCTCATGCAAAAATCCCCTCACATTAAATATGGTGTGAGGGGATCATTTTACTTGTTCAATATCGTCTCTTAGGCTTGAAAGGAAAGACACGGCCAGCCGGAAGAGTCACAGAGTCTTCTAAATCTTTAAGTTCTTCAGGCATATAATCGTCATCTTCATCATCGAACTCTGCTGCATACGCATCTGCCTGATTTTCAACTTCGTCTTCCAAATCGTATTCACCGATTTCAGCAGGTGTAAGATCACCATCTGGATCAACAACTTCTTGAGAAGCATTAGCATCTGCAACTTGTTGTTTAAAAATGTCTAAAGGATCCTTCTTTGTTGGAAATTGGTAAAACTTGGCTTCTTGTAGCGCATCTACTTTGCCTTTCTCTGATGCCTTATCAGCGATTCCCATAGCAGAGATAAATGCTGCACGCTCAGAGTTAGTTGCCTGATCATAGGCAGAAGTTTTCTGTGCAGTCGGTCTGACGCTGGTGTCAAGAAACTCTCTGATGATGCTCTTAAGTTGTCTTCTCGTGACTTTCATACGATCTCCTTTAAAATCTCTTCAATATCTAGGCCTGCACAGTCAGTTTTTTTATCACTGCAGTGAAAATGATTCATGAAGCCTTTGAAACTTCCTGATGCTGCTGAGGAGTCATAAGCCCACTTTGTCTTGGGCGCCGTAAGCGGGACACCGCAGCCCTCGTGAATAGCACCGTATAGCGCCTTGAGTGCTTCTAGCTGCGTGGGATAGAACCAAGTAAAATCTTCCATCTTTCTATTCTGTGCCAATGCGCCGCTCATGATTGGACGCTCGCCAAATCCATTCTTGACATACCAGCTCTGATACTTTAGGTAGAAACCGTTGGCGATCTCGACACCCACACTGTACTTATTTACTGCCGAGTTTCCGGCGTGCCAGCATGTGTCATTAAGATCGTGAAGCTGAATGATGGTTCCGTCGTTGTCGATGCAAAAATGAACTGAGATGTTTCGGTCAGCGAGCACCCGGGCACAAGACATGCTATTTAAGCAAACATCCCAGTGTGTGACAAATGATCTGATCTCTCTCTTCGCAGAGTTTCTAGTAAGCCCCTTGCTGATCGGGTAGGGAAAACCTGCGTCCTTAAATGTGTGAACTTTGCTTGCAGGCCAGTTGATCTTGATTGCCTGATTGCCCCACCAGATCGCGTCCGACTCGTTTGTTGCCCATCCGAGAGATTGTGCAGCAGAAGCAGAATCGCGCTCTGTCTTTATCACTCTAAAAGTTGTCGCGCCGCACATTCCGTCTGCTTCTAAACCTCTTGAGGCCTGAAACTTCTTGATCGCGTCAGCAAGTTTTGCATCAAAAGATGTGTGCCCAGGAATAAACCAGTCAGGTTTCCAGCCAAATCTCTTGGCTTGATTTGCGTTAAAAGTATCTACAGTGCTCATCTAAACTCCTATGATCTGTTAATATCTATTATCTAAGTGCTCTTTTTAAATAAAAATCCCTCTCTTTTGTGTGAGAGGGATTAGATGATTAAGTGGTGGACCCGGGGAGAGTCGAACTCCCGTCCAAGATAACTTTTGAGTCAAGTCATTCACAGGTTTGTCTGGTTTCTTCGGAAGCCAGAAAAGATAGACATATCGCCTCCTGCACTCTCTGTCAATTGTGCTCCACCCGAAGTGTGGCAGGATTCGCACCTGCATTTGATCAAGTATTCCTGACTGTCTTATTTCTTGATCCAAGTCGTTTATGCTTTAAAGTCAGTAGAACTCTACGGATTATCGTCTCACACTTTTAGTCGGGGTGACCATTTTAATCTTTTTTATTTCGGTGGGATCAGCCACTTATCCTAAGTTGGTTAGATGAGCTTAGGCACCCACCCGGATCATGCTGCTAGAGCAGCTGATTCGAAGTGAAAGTTGTTATTGGCAACTAACATTTGAGACCGCTTTTAAGGTCAGCCTTCTCCGACGACCACCTGCACTCTTCTCTCTGCTTACCCTGTCTAAGCCATTTCGGGCCCTTATTAAATGTGTCTTTTAAAACACCCCCCAGAGACACAAACTGGCGCCGACCTACGATTCGGACGGGATTGCTGTCAGATTACCCGTGTCTTCGTCACCTGATCAAGGTGTCAAGAAAACTTTACATGCTCTTTTAAGATGTTGTCTAACTTCACAATGACATTGTGAATCCGCTCAGCGTGATCAATCTCTTTCATGAGCGAGTTCTTATTGTTCTTGTAATCTCTTAGCGTTCGGTAGTGATTGATTAGCTCCTGTCTCAGAGCCAGAATCTTGTCCAAATCTTCTTTATTCACTTTGATCTCCTTTAAACCAGATCGGTGTGTTAGCGAGAGGCTCCCACTTGGCAAATCTCACTTTATCTTTTAGATAGTAGTTTCTGTATGACGCTACAGGATCTAATCTACACTCGTCATAGTAAACTTTATACTCATCTTTCATACAAACAGCAAAATTGGTGAGCGCAGCAGATCTCATGTTAAGAGGAGCGTTCTTTCGAAGCCACTTGGCAACATCTTCTGATTTGTGATTTCTCTTGTATCTGCGTTTATACTCTGTTAAGAGGCTCTCGCAGAGTTTAAGGTGCCATGTGTAGTTAGAGATATTGTCGCACGTCCAGATCGTGCAAGGATGACGAACGTGCGACATCTTCCAAGGCGGCTGTTTTTCTCTTGGAGTGTTCTCGAAAAGCCACTGCTGAGCGTCTCGAACGCGCTTGAAATCAGAAAGCCTCTTACCTTTGCTTTCAAGAAGGTGTAGCCAGTGAGCAGTGCATAGCATCTGCGCGCTCTCAAGTATCATCTTGACAACATGCTTATTACAGTGAAATCTTGCTGCTTCTTGTGGGTCTTGAGATAGGACAAAGATGTTCATCTGATTTACTTGGATACTCCCAGAATGTTTTGTCTTATTACTTTGATAGTATCTTCAGGGCTCTCTACAGAGTAGCTCTGAGTGCCCTTTCCGTCCTTCAGAAGGGTATAGATTGCGTGATCATTGCCACCAGGATTGCACTTGTCACCGATAAAGAGAATGTCTTCATAATCTGAGAGATGATTGATTACGTATGTCTTATCCCACCCTTTTGGATAGATATCAAAACTTGTTGCACCGCCTAGTGCGACGTCAAGATTAAACATTTTTTTACTAAATTCTGACTTTAGAAATTGCATGTATGTATTTCTAATGTCAAACTTAAGATCTGCTTCAACCCACTCACTTCTTTGATCTTTGCTCGCTGTTCTTCCAATAGGACACCAGTTGAGCATAGAACCTCTATAATCAAAAAAAGTTCCTGTGTAAGGGAGATCATATTTGATTGTAATCAAAAGCTGATACGAAAGAACATTTTGAAGAACATGTCTGTAAACGTCAGCACCCAGCTCTTTAATCATATCAGCATCAAAAACTTTCTCATACTGATCTTTGTTCCAGGTGTAATGCTTTGTTCCGTTGCATGGAAATAAGTGCAATTGAGAATTATCTAATTCTTTATTGAGCAAAAGATCTTCGACTTGCTGCTCTATGTAAAGAATATCGGATCCTGTCACAATTCCAATTTCAAATTTTTCCTGAAGGCTCTTAAGCGCATCAATCACGTCACTTTGTATTTTTTCTCTGGCAGGCGTTAAGGTGCCGTCCATGTCAAATAGAACTATCTTTTTCTTCATGAAAACTCTCTACTCGTGATCTGATAACAACCACGATGAAGATTGAATCTTATCACCTAAACCATCTATCAATTCAACTCCAAGCAGCTCGCAAATCTCGCTCTCGGGAATTGATTTATTATTTTGATCACCGCCATTTGCAAATGCAAATTTTATTGTGGGATCTTGTTGAATTCCTGTTCTGACTAAAAGTCGAAGAGTTTCTCTAACTGTCCTGTCTCGATCGATCGATATAAAAGCTTCTTTCACATATTTTATGCTTTCGACAATTAATCTTCTCTCTTCTTCATTCATGAAATGTTTAGAACCTTTCAGCTCTCTTTGTAAGTCATTATTCACAATGACCCACAGTTCAGAACCTAAAGACGAAGCCTGTCTAAAGTATTCAATATGACCTTTATGAATGGGATTAAAATACCCAGAAACTATAATAACTTTTTTCAAGATGTGTCTCCTGCTCTATTAATAATTGAAGCACATGAACACACTGAAGTGTATTATTTTATCCAATACCTTCAAAAGCCACTTCGCCACCAATTGATCCTGTCAAGACTGGAAATTCTGCTGACAAGATATTCGTGAGACCAGCACAGAGTGACCACTGAACACCTGCAGATGTCTTAAGAAAAACTGACTTGCACCTTACTTCTAGATTTGCAACTGATGACCCGGGCACTGTAAAAATATGTTTAATACCTGGATCTGAAGGTAAGCCTGTCATTCCTTCTGAAGAAAAAGCAACATAAAGTTCTGCTCCCGAAGTGTTGTTTGAAAATGTTAAAAACTTTGTTACATATGGAAAGTCAAATCGTTTTGTCGTGCTCAAATTTTCTGAGCCAGTGCCCGATCCCGTGACGTATGGAATACCAGACATCTGGTATGAAGGAACAGAATTCGGACCTGGCTTTGGATAGTTTAGTGACATTTAATTTATCTCCTGATTTACTTTAGATACTTGAACTGCTTGCAATAAGACACTTTTAATTTTTTTTGAAGCAGACAGAATCTCAGACGATAAGAGTGAGAACTCTTCGAAATCAAGAGTCATTGTCACATTTCCTATAGTGATTATAAACTCGTTAAGTTCTTGATCATAGACAACTGTCTCAGTTAGGAAAATCATTTCCTCTGGTGCTTCTTGCTTATAGTTCATCTATATTATCTATATACCACTCTTCTAAAGAACTTGAGCACAACACTATAAAAAAATCTTTATGAATTGATTTGTGTATCAGCAGTCCTGTTTTCTTCGTTTTCCGGTGCGTCACTAGAAATATTTGACTTTGATCTTTTTCGAAATCTCTTTTCAATTTTAAGTTTTTCATCTGTAGATTCTAAAGTCTGAAGCTCTGTATCGAGCGATAGATTATTTTCTACAGTTATCTGTTCGACTTGTAAAACTTTTTTAGGAAGAACAACTTCAAACGCTTCTTTGGAGATGGGAAGACATCCTCTTCGTTTGCAGTATTCAACAATTTGTTCGTAAGATTCTATTTTTTGATCAACGACAAAATCTTGCAGCGTCTTTCTTTTTCTTGAAAGATATGATACTAAATCAGTTGATGACATCTTCGTCTCTGTTAATATGAATATTTAGGTATGATTTTTCTAATTTAAATAAGTTTTCCAATATTACGCTCACTTCAGACGACCATTTACTTTCTACTTGTAAAAGCAGATCTTCCAAGGTGAGTGTCTTTGACTCGTTACTTAAAGCTTCATTGACAAAATTTATTAGTTCAGCAAGCGATTCTTCATCCCAGCCCAATGCTTCAAGCAGCTCTGTGCTATAATGGAATTCAAGTCGTTTCAAAAAACTATTATTTTTGTTAATGTATAAGTCAGTCATTACTTGTTCTCTTTCATAAACTCAACTACTGCATCTTGAAATCTTGGATCCTTAGCGATTCTAACAAGATCTTCATCTGAGCATTTGACATTATAGACATCTGTCACATCTTTTGCAATCTTTTTAAGAGCACTAATAAAAATATTTCTTGCAGTCGAGTGATTCATTTTATGACCTTGCTCACACATCTTGTCAGAGATAGAGTGAAAAGAGTCACCACCTAAAGCTTTACTAGTTGAATAACCGACTTCTGTCTTGTGTCCCTTGGGCATAGGCATATTACTTCTCCTCGATTTCATAAACGTATTCGTCATTTTCATTTACATCTTCAATACCAAAACGAAGACGTAGCACTAATTCTTCTCTTTTAGTGAGAGATGAAAACGAGTTTAAGATAGCTGATTTAATCTTTTGATTATCTAAGATCTCATCAAGTGAAGTATTCCGATTATCTTCAATAGTTTCTCCGAGAGTTCTGCCTCGATCTTCGTCATCGATTGGAGAATCAATAGACGTCGTATGCTTCGCCTGACGACTCTTGATTGCATCTTTAACGTGTTCAGCTGTGATTCCGAGAATATCGGCCACTTCTTCGATCGTAGGATCGCACCCAAAATTTTCTTGATACTCTTTTTGAAGAAGCCAAACTTTTCTGGCGTTAGAGAGTGTGTGTGAGGGAACTTTCAGCTGTGTGCTTTCGTTAGTGAGGCTGCGAGTCACCGCCTGCTTAATCCACCAGCTTGCATAAGTTGAAAATTTAAAGCCTTTTCGCCAGTCAAACTTTTCTACTGCCTTGATTAGGCCGATATTTGACTCTTGAATGAGATCTTCAAGATTGCTTCCATATTTAGAGTATTTTTTGGCGATAGAGACTGCAAGTCGAAGATTGGACTCAACCATCATGTCTTTTGCTGTCTTGTCACCCTGCTCGATTCTCTGTGCGAGATCAATTTCTTGCTCTCTTGTTAGAATATCAAATCTACCCGAGTGTGTGTAATATGCACTTAGGGACGGATCCATTATAAGTTTTCTCCTAGTAAAGTTTAGTTTTTAAAGTTTAAAGTATAATAAATTTTATGTTTGCTAAATGCACTCTGCTCAAATAACGCCTTTGTATTCAAGGGCGCGATAAACGTAACAGTAATACATTTGCAAACTCTTGCACTCTTCTATTGACTTTGCGTCTTCGAAGTTTTCGACCTCTTTGATTCTTGATCTCAAGTTTAAGATAAGCTTCTTAAGATCGTTGTCATTCATCTGCAAGAGGTCATCACTGTTCATAAAAGTCAATTTACACCTTCCTTTGTTGACATTATAAAATGCTATTTAATAAATTTACACACTAAAAGATGATTTTTTCACCACGAAGTGTCAGTTTTCTCTTGTCGTAGGTGTCGATAGAGATTGTCTTGACACCGGGCAGACGCTTGATCATCAGAGAAAGCTTCTTCACAGAAGCGTAGATCTCTGATGATTTTGGCAAGAACTTAATAGAGATGCTTAGCATCGCGTCTCCATCCATAAATCTTGCAACTTTATCAAGCTGTGCCACGACTGCGACAGACGGAAGGATTCTTATTCTGGTCATAAGATCAGGAACATGTGTGTCTGTCTCAAGTTTAAGAGTCATGCTCACGTTTGTGACTTTTTTCTCTAATTTATACAAACTCTCGAGTATGATCTCTAAGTCTCTAATGTCAGACATTTTCTCTCCCGTTTGCACATAACTATCACTGTCGTGATGAAATAACAGCGCTAGTTATCAACTTCATCTACCATCGCTGACCCCACTGAGAGTAGCGCGATGGCGGCCGAAGATGCATTTTCAAGAGCACATCGTGTGACCTTGAATGGATCAACGATGCCAAGTTCAAACATGTCGCCGAAGTTATCATTCCTAAAGTCAAAGCCGATGTTATCTTTCTGCTCAAAGACACGTTTAAGATAAGAATCTGGATTCTTGCCACCATTCAAGACAATCTGTCTGAAAGGCTCTTGACACGCCTGTGACACAATAAAAAGGCCGGCTTTGACAGAGGGATCTTTCTCAGATCTCTCTTCTTCAGTGATTTTAAGATGTGATCTAACAAGCGCGACGCCTCCTCCGGGCAAGATCCCCTCTGCAAGAGCAGCCTTCGTTGCGTGAAGTGCATCATCTACACGATCGTATCTCTCGATCAACTCCGCCTCAGTCGCTGCACCTACTCTAAGAATCGAGATCGAACCGCTTAGCTGTCGTAAGCGATAAGTGTAAAGTTCTCTCTCGTCTGACGAGAGCCCCGGATTTTCTAAAGCAGATTTGATTGCACCGACTCTCTCGAGAGTTCGAACACTCTTACTCTCATCAGACATGAAAAGTGTAGAGGCACGCTGAATGATAGCTCTCTTACAGGTTCCAAACATGCTTTCGTCAAACTCTTTCATGTCAAAAGAAGTGTCAAGCACTTCGCCGCCCACAATTGACTGAAGATCATTTAAGAGCTCGTGACGTGTCGCCCCAAATCCAGGAGATTTGATAGCGGCCACCCGCAAAGATCCTTTCACCTTATTAAGAACTAATCCTTGGAGCGCTTCGTCATCTACTTCGTTTGCCACAATAACGATAGGACGATTCATGTCGAGAGCCTTCTCAAGCGGATGCATAAGGTCGTGTATCGTAGAAAAACTACGATCAACCATCAGAATGAGCGGATCTTTAAAATCACAAACCGACTTATCCTTGTCGGTGATAAAGTATGGTGATAGATAACCTCTCTCTAGCTGATAACCATCGACAACTGTCAAAGATGATCTGAAACCTTTTGCCTCTTCAACGATAACTTCACCGTCGACGCCTGATGCCTTGATTGCACTGACGATGAGATTTGCGATCTCTTCCTCGCCGTTCGCTGAGATTAGAGCGACTTTTTTGAGATCTTCATCATTAACCACATCGCGTTTCTGTGTCGCAAGATGTGCAAGAACTGTCTTGATGCCTCGCTCAACTCCGATCTTGATTCCTTCGATCTCAAAACCTGCAGATTTCATCTGCAATCCCTTGTTGAAGATCACTTGAGCGAGTACTGTGGCTGTGGTAGTTCCGTCACCAGCGTCATCAGCAGTTCTTGCTGCTGACTCTTTGATCACTCTGGCACCTAAGTTCTCAACTTCATCTGATAAGTTAATCGCATTGGCAACAGTGACACCATCTTTAGTGACTGTGGGGTGCAAACCGTCTCTCTGAATGAGGACAAGCTTTCCTTTAGGGCCCATAGTTGATTTTACTGTATTAGCTAACTTATCTACACCTCTGCGCAAAGCAGCGGTGAGATCTTCTCCGCTGATGATTCTTCTCTTCTTTTCTCTTTCTTGCTGCATGTATCAACCTTTTAAGAGCTGTTTCTGATTTCTGCTCTCGAGTAAAGTTCTGTCTAACTGAATCATTCTACGGCTATTATCGATTACGTTTAAAACAATAAATAAGTCACCCTCAACCAGGACGACTTCGTTCTGACTGATGTGACCTTGCTCTCTCAATTTTTCCTGCATGCTCTTTTCTAAATAAGAGTTCATTTTAGCTCCTTAAGGTGTTAAAGGTATCGCAATACTTTTTCCAAGTTTTATCTTGAATCATTGATGTAAAGTTCATCTTCTCAAAGGCAAGCTTAAGCGTCGTCTCATCAAACTTTCCAACATGAACTTCTGCTTGATCGAGTGCACCTGAAAAATCAACCAATCTGATCAGATTGACATTGTTCTCAAAAATGTCTCTTGATTCTTTACTTTCAAGTCGCTCTCGAAGTAAAACCGGATTCTTACAAAGTTTCTCTGCTGTCTTGTCACCTACACCCGGAATACCTGTGATGTTGTCTGTCGGATCACCACGGAGTGCCTTCCAGACAACATAGTCGTAGTCAGGCTTTTCTACAAATGATTTCTTAACAGGATTATAAATCCTGAAGTTTGTCTCAAATGTGTTTAGCAACTGAGTAAAATCTGAGTCTGAGGAGATGATTGTCACATCATCACCTTTACGAGCGTGCATCGATGTATAGGTCGCGATGGTGTCGTCACACTCAAGTTCAGGATGTCTTACGGTGATAAATGGAAAAGAGCTTTTGACCAAGCCAATAATGTGTGCTTTTTGCTCATGAAAGGATCTGCTCTGCTCTGGACGATTTCCTTTGTAAGAGCCTTCTGAGATTGTCTTTCGAAAGGCAGGATTTCCTTCGAGAACAAAATAAACTTTTTCAGGTTCGAACTTTTCAATCAAGGATCGAAGGCCTCTAAAAAAGTTATAAACTACAGGATAATCTCCCGATGTGAATCCTGACTTCGCACGAAAGATTAGATTATAAGCATCTAGAAGAAGAACTTTCATAGTTGTGACACTTTCTCCAAATCTCTAAGATTTATTTTTGCAATAATACCGTTACCGATATCAACACTTACTTTATCACTTTGAACATCACTTTGCACACTATTAATTTCTTCATTACTACTGCGAATCGCTTCAGCGCTGTCTTCGTAAGAAGTCAATAAGTTTGTGTCAAAAGCTGCATCTGCTAATTTCAATGCTTGATCGATCATGGATACTATTGCATTTTTAGCATTTTCAAACATGTGTGCTCTAAGATCTTCAAGATTATCAAAGATATTACCTCGAAGCTTAAGGACATCTATTTTTGTTTTCTTTGCATCAGGAAGCTCAGCAATAAAAGTTTTTTCAACCCCACCAATCGTTGTTCTAGTCACTTCTTCAACGATCATAAAGGGTATTACTTTTGCTGTTTCTAACCCGATAAGATAAAAAACTTGACCAACTTTGTATTTCATTACGACCTCTTTAAGAGATTATAACACAAAGTTGGTCAAGTTTTCAAAATTTATTTAACTAAAAAAGATCAAAAAGAACTGATTCTATGAGTTGACGTAGATCTTCTCTTGAAATCACAGAACTCTCTGAGATTATTTGAGGCATGTCGCTCGCGCTGAAAGTCATTCTTGTGTATTTTGGATCTTCGAACCCAGAAGATCTCCATCTTCTCTGTGCGGTCTCGATATCTTGATGACCTCGATCTAATCCCATAGGGCCTGATAACTTTTTAATAAATGCTAATCCGACATTCTCGAGTCTTATGCCTTTTTTTGGCCAAACTTCTCTAATCACTGCCAGCGAAAGCAGAGTATCTTTCGGAAATCCTGTGGATGAATCGACCGTCTTCGCGAAAGGCTGTCTTATACCTTCAACTTCACAAATGCCAAGTGCACCTTTCTCGAAGAGATGCGGAACTATTACAAGATCTCTTGGATTGATTTGATTTATGAGAGGTCGCATCTTAGGTTTGCCAGTCGCAGGATTAATTACTGGATTTCCGAATCTATCTTTGACAGGTATAAAACCACCCGATCCGTTGTAAGCTGCATTCAATCGATTGTAGCCAACTGAATACTCGATGAAGGGTGAATCTGGATCGAGTATCTCCGGGATCTTGGCCAGTGTGATGGGCCCCTCATAGACAAACTCAGATTCGGCAGCCTGACGCTGCTTAAAAGTTGATTTCTGAGGTGCTGGGACAGGAGGAATCTCTTCATTTCCCTCAAGAGAAGCGAGAGTAGGAAAGTAAGATTTGGGTGTGCGACTGCGCATCGTTGTCGCTCCAGTGACGACGCCGGTGTCTAACAAACCCTTCTCAGGATCTCCCCCTTTGACTCTGATAGTTTTTAATCTCTCGCCTGGTTTCATCTCGTTCTCCAAAAAAAAGCAGATAACGAGTATCTGCTTTGGTGCGCTTAGACAGATTTTTTAAGAATCTCGGTCAAAACTATGACATCATTTCCGCTCTGATGTTTATACATTGAAAAATCAATCTTTGCTAGCTCGTGAAAAAGACGCCACTCTTCTCTGTGCCCACCATGAACTTGAAAAATCCTGATGAGCTCTCTTACAGTAGATTCGTGAAGTTTCATCTTGAGTTTCTAAAACCGATCCCTGGGAAAGCTGTGTTCACTGCACCGCGGGTTCTGTTGGTAGGCTGTTTCTTGCCGTAAACCCAGCCGCTGGTGAGGTTGAGATCCTTGAAAACACCGTCAATCTCTTCAGCGATCATCTTTCTGAGTTGTGTCTCTTGGAGATCGGCTCTCTTCTTGCTCTCATTGAGTTTTCTCTGACGAGATTCAGCCATCATCTGCTTGGCACGACGAATCTCCTGAACGAGCATTGCCTCATCGACTTCGATCACTTCGTCAAGATCTTCTTTCTTCATTGCTTTCTTCTTTTCTTTGTTGTTTGTTTCGCACATGTCACCTTCCATGGTGTCTTTCTCATGCATGCCGCCATACATGCCACCTTCAGCGTGTGCTCCATACATGCCTTCTTCAACTTCTTCTTCTTCTTCCATCTGGATCATGTCGTCCATGTTGCCATGACCGTTCATCATCTCTTTCATTTTCTCTTCTGACAACTGACCTCTTCCAAATCTAAAATCAGGATCATCAGAAGCCTGAACAGAGGGATCATCGTGATAGCTTCTGTTTGAAGCTTCTCTGAGTATCTTGTTGCCTGAAGAGACACCAGCTAACTTGCATAATCTGTCTAAATTAATTCTCATTGGAGACTCCTGTGTTATAGAGGACTAATAGATTTAATTATGATGCAGATTGTGTTTTTTCTTCAATATTTTTTCTGATGCTGTCTGTTATTTTCTTTCCAGACTTCAAAGCTTGTGCCATCGGTAAAAGACCCAAGCAAGATCTCACTTGATCATAAAGATCTGTGGGAAGATTATCTTTTAAAACTTTCATGTCAGCATACTGGTGAAGATCCATCTCAAGAATGGGCACATCCTCGCCCTCTAAACCGGGCTCAAACTCTCCCGTCTCTCTGCTCTCAAAGATAAAGATCAACTTAGGCATCTCTTGATCTTGAGGCACCATGATGAAAGGTATCTTTGAAGACACACCTGACTCGCTCTCTTCGTACATTATCTCTGGAATCCACTGACTACTCATTTATTTCTCCTAAATAAATAGGATAATATCTAGAAGAGAAAAAAGTTAAATATCGTTATAAGCTTCTACAATAATAATCTTTCTCTGACCCAAATGTCTAGAGCTTTTATCATAAGAATCGATCTCTGCGCCATTCTGCTAAGGCACTATCAGCTATCTCCTGAAGCGCTTCTCTGATCTGGTCACCGTGCTCAACTGTTTGTATTTCTGAGTTGTTCATAAAAGATTTAATTGGTTTTAAAATTTTATTGACATTAGTAATTGGTGATCTATTAAAATTATCTTCTATTTTCTGATATAGATCTCTCGGTGTCATTTCATCTTCTGTAATCATATTTTCTACGGTGTCTTTTTCTCTATCGTCAAATTCTCTTGTTGCACCTACTCTATCTCCCGCTGAATATAATAATTTTGAAGTTTGTGGATAGATTATAAAGCATTCTTCTTTTCTTTGCAAGACACCCCTGACGATTCCCATCTCAGTTTTAAATGAGCGCCCGGCTACTTCTGTGACTTGTATAAATTTTTCTTTAATCTTTTCGACTTCGATATACTCATTTTCCTCTTCTTTGAAATCAGTGAAAGTTGAATTTACTAAAAATGTTGTTATCGTATCACAGTAAAAAGGTGCAAGTTTACCAAAAGCGACAGTGATTCCATAAGATATTAAATCTACATATTTCTTAATAACTTCAGGATTTTCAGACAGATATCGTTTTACGTCTCTATCATACTTATTCTGCTCATCGACTGTAAGATTTTTAAAACCTGTGATAAAACTTATGAAGTGTCTATCTGTATAAAATTTATCACCTTCAGGCGTAGTTTCCTTCATCTGAGGATTTAGAAGAAAATGCTTAGCAAACTTAATAACGAGATCTCGTTTTGCAAGATCGTTGAGCTTGCTAAGATCGCACTCATCGTATCTAACGACGCCTACGTCTGATGAAACATTTCGAAATCCAATCTCATTGATCATCTTCTTTCGGATGATCTTTCTCACACCCTCTTCAGTTAAGATAGTCATATCAACCTCGAAGCATCATTCTTCTGACTTTCTTTCTAAGTAATGCCAGATCTTGTGATTCATTCACTTTGATTGGAGGTGCTGTGTCTTCTGCCTCATCTTCGGGCGGCGCTTCAGATTCTGCGGGTGGCTCCTCACTCTCTTCTTCGGGCGGCTCCTCACCCTCTTCTTCGGGTTCTGCTTCGGGTTCTTTTTTACCAGACGAGATCTTAAGTGAAGTAGGAGGATCACTAGGATCTTTAGCTTCTTGCCCAGTGACCTGTCCCGCGATAATGTCAGAGAGCGCTTTTAAGAAGACAAGCAGCGTGGTTCTCTCGTCATCTGAGAGCTTATCATAATAAACTTGAGCTTGACTCTTGATTGAAGAGTCGCGCAGAGATTTGCCAGATCTAAGATTGTTGATCGCGCTGACGACAGAGTCAAAAGACGCGCCCACAGAAGAAGTGTCTGGTTTTGCAGGCTTTTCAGGTTCTGCTTCGGGCTCTTCTGCTTCTTCCTCTGGCTCTTCTTCCTCTTGCTCGTCCAAAGAGCCAAACACTTTCTCATCTTGACGACGCTGATTTTCGTATGCAGAGAGAGTTGGATCTGCGTTCTCTTTCATAAACTTCTTTTTTGACAGACCGACTGCTTCGCTTGATATCACACGAAGAATATTTAGAAGATCTTTCTCGTTTTTAACTCTAATCATTTGTTCCCCTCAAATTTACACATCAATAACTATCTTCAATAAATAGCAATTTCTCTCATTTTGTTTAATGAGATCAAAGATATCAATCTTAGTTTGAGCAGAGAGAATCGTCTCAAAATCATTTTTGAGAGTTATTTGTATCTGATCTTCAAAAAGTTTTGATGTGAATCTGTAAGTTTGCGGTATCTCAAATGTGAGCTGAGAGTATTCAGAAGTTCTGGTGAGCTGTCGAAACTCAAACATGTGCTCTGCACCATCACCTGTCTGGATATACACAGATAGATTCGGATCTGCAAGGCTCTCATCTATGTACTCTATTCTTGTATCTTTAGCGAGCTCCTCTTCTGTCACTCGTCCCTTAAGCGAATCACTCACAAAAAAAGTCAATCAAAACTCCTGAATAAACTTTACATCCTCGTAGATCTCATCAATAAATCTCGCCAACTTTAAGTCAAGTTCTGAAACTTCGTTGATGTCGTGCGTGTAAAGCTCAACTTGAACTGTCTCACTATTGACGACAAGTGCGGGATGGTGATGCATCTCGTCTGCAGTTTTTAAGATCTCATTGACAAAAAATCTCAGGTGCTTGTGTCTTTCAAAAGAAAAGGTTCTCTGAAGCGATGTCTTTCCAAAGTCAGAAACTTCTTCCCACTCTGTTGTCTTTGCCTCAATCGGAAGTTCTGGAATGTCTCTGATACCTTGAAAATCTGACGAGAATAACTTACTCATTCCCGATGTAAAATCAAAGTTTTCTTTAGTTAATCTCGCACGCTCTTGAATGCAAGAGTATAGATTTTTCATTGTGTCACTCTTATTTGTTATCCTCAAAATAGCCGATGTCTTCAAGATGCATTTTCATAGCTTGCAAAACGATCTTTCTCATAAGCTCAGGATTTTTTCTTATTCTCTTGACTTCATCACTTGTGAAAGCTTCGATCGCTTCGATCTCAGAGAACTTCTTGCTGACAAGTTTTTCTGTCGTGTCTATGATCTTTTTAACTTCCTTAGTAGCATCGTCCATTTCTCCGGCGCCCATTTTCATCAATAGGTTGAAAAGCTTTTCGGCGACTGCCTTTCTCTCATCCATTGTCGCGGCACCACCGTGTTGCTTATCAGCAATTGCTGAGAACCAGCAGACAAAGTTTTTAGCAGGAGGATTCATCGCTCTGAAGTCAGGCATCTTCTTGACTCTGCCAACGAAGGGATAGATCATCTTGAGCTGCAGATCTCTACCGTTAGGCTCTAAAAATTTTGCCTTAGATTCATCAAGGCCTAGCTGTGCTCCTGTTGCAAAAGAAACATCTTGAGCAACTTTTAGATCGATGCCACCAAATAGTTTTTTAATCTCTTTAAGCAGATAATCTTCAATGTTCTCTGCTTGTCTCTTAACTTTTTCCTCGAACTTGAAATTGATAGTGGGAATGTTTCCTATACCAGAACCTTTAAGGGTTGCTCCTATGATGTCAGACACGATCTGTCTTAAGATTGCAGGGCCTGTATTTCTTTCCTCTGCGAAGAAATCAAACGCGTCGTATTCATCATCGTCGATCTTTATTATATTACCGGCAAGTTTTTGTATAGTCTCTTCGCCGCCGCGTGTAGCTCGGCTATAGACAATTTTTTCAAATGCGCGGATCTGAGCAATGCCCTCTATAAAAGGCTCTAAATCTTCTACCGTGAGCCCTTTCCCAATAAGCTCTTTCAACATCGCCTCAAGAGCTGTTAAGATCGAAGGAATCATTTCTGCAAGCGTGTCGTTAAAGATTTGGATATAGTTAACTTCATCTTGTGTCTCAGGATCTTCTAAATCTTTAAAACCTTTTGTAGCAAAATCGAACTTTTTCATGATTACACGGTTGAAATAATCTCTGTATGATGCCACAGAGCCTGTGTTTCTCATAATCTGAGATGCTATCTCATCTGTGAATCTTTCTTTTTTCTCTTTCTCAGAGACGCTCGGATCTTCAAGGTAGTTGGAGTCGACATCAGTTTCCTCAAACTCAACATCTGATTCTTTCGATGCAGCTGCTGCCAGGAACTTCTGATCGACAAAAGCTCTGACGTCTTGAACGATGTCACTCTTGCTGATTACGAACGATTGCTTATTCTCACCTGTTCCTTCTGAGTAAGTGAACGTCTCGTTATCTTTGAGATTTGCAACTATCTGCTGTATAGCAGAATCTTTTGCTTCGTTAGAGAGTTCAGGGTCGAGATCTCTTCTTTCCTTTTTAAACTCCTGTGACTTGACAATGACATAAGCAACAATTGCATCGACAACTGCATCTTTTGTTGTCTTTTCTTCACCCGCGTGTGTGATGAGAGCATTTGGATCGAACTCACCCTTTGCTACCCTTGAATCAAAAGTTGCTCTATTCGAGATGCTAAAGGGAGCTTTCTTGAGCTGAGATGAAAATGCTGTGTCAATTGTCTTGGTTAACAATTCATCACTAGATGAAGCAACATTTCTGGTTGTTGCGCCATACACGGGATGACTTAAGATAGTCGCAACAACTCTATCTGCGACTTCTTGTAAGAAGTCCATAATCCCACCACGCTGCTCTTCTTCATAGCGATCAGCAGCAAATGTTGTTATTCTGGTAAATTGATTAGAGAAAGGAGTCAGAGACCCGGCATTACCACTCTGAAGCTTATTAATAAACTTATTAACTCTTGATTTCCAAAAGCTTTCTGTTTTTTTATCAGCAGGAAGAGTGTAAAGAACTTCATTGTTTGTGTTAATGTCGTTGCTTAAAATTCCATTCCAAGATTTTTCTTCAGGAGAACCTGAAAATGATTTTTGAACATCTGCACCTAAGAATCCGAACTTGACAGAGACTTCGGTAGCTATCGTTCTTGAGATGGCGTCCATCGAATCCATGACAGTTTGTGCAACAACACCTACAGGATCAGAAGTTTCAAGAACTTCAATTTGTTTTTCATTCCAGTAACCAGAAGTCAAAGCTCTGTGACGCTTAGTTAAGTTCTCAACTTCGCGCTCAATTTCTAACTCATCTTGCTGACTCTTCTTAATACCTAAAATTGCTCTGTCAAAGTATTCATCGTCAATATCAGAGTTATCTTCGACTTCTTCAGGTTCGACAGTGGTTTTTGAGACGGGTTCTCTCTTTAATGCGCCCGGAATAGATGTAGGTTCAACAGCAAGTTTTCCAGTTAAAGCACTCTTCTTGTCAGAGGGTTCTGACGCAACTTGTAGAGAAGCCATTTCAGAATCAAAGAGGAGACCTTCTATTTTAGAAAATCCGATACCATACTTTTGAGAGAGCTTTTCTATAGTTCTTGATCCATCAAAAATAGGATCTTTTTTAAGCTTCTTAGAAAGCTTCTGAAAGAGAGGATCTTCTTTTAACTGACTGATTGCTTCTTCATCTTCGTCTTCATCAGAGAGTGACTCCTCACCCACGTCAAAGAAGCCTTCTTCTTCGTCGCCCGGAGCGTCACCGTATCTATCATCAGAATCGTCATCACTAAAAATTCCTCGCATTGTAAAACCACGGCCGCTAGCCTCAGCGATCATGGAATCTTTGCTCTTGTCAAGTGCTGCATCAAGAAGTCGATGTAAAGCTCTATAATAACCTTCTACCTGATCGGGAGGAACTTCTTGCGCTATGCGAGCAGCAGCAGCTTTTAACTCGCTGATCGAAGCGGGCACATAGTTCTCATCTTGCACAGGAGGCTCTTCGACTGAGAGCTGTGTCGCCATGTGAGGTGACGCTGAGATGGGTGAAGAACTCTGTCTGTCAAAGGCGTGAATAAAGTTTCCGCTGGGGTTGTTAAAAGTTCTATTTTCATTAAGAGAATTTTTTAAGAGATTAAATAGAACTTCTTTTTTAACTGTGACTTTCATTTCTTAACTCCGAATTTAAGAGTAAGTATTGTTATGGAAAACAAATATAAATTAAAAATTTTGATTAACTATATAAGTTGTTCCCACTGCTGTGCCTACTCCAAGAATAAAAGCGCCGTAAAGACCCCAGCGCTGAATTACATCTTTTTTCTTATCTTTTTCTATTTGAATATCACGGTCAGAAATCATTTTAAGATATAACTTTTGTTCTGAGTCGTATCGAGTTTTTAAAACTTCATATTCTAGATTTTTTTTTGATTCAAATTCTTTAAAAGAAAATTCTGAATCTATCTTGCACTGTGCGAGATCTCTCTCATTTTTTGTAATGATATCTGCTAGAGATTCATTTGTTAAAAGAACACCACTGAAAGGTGCTTTTGATCCTGCTTTTAGATGTGTATAATCAGGATCGGCGTGAGCAAGCCCTAACAAAAGATAAAAGAAAATCAAAACTATTCTCCCTTCAGCCCGTATTTGTCTTTAAGAATCTTATCTAGCTTAGAAGAATCTTTTAATAATTCTTCTTTTCTTTCGTTCTCTTTTTTATCTGCTTCAATTTCTTGTGACTTCTTTTCAGAGAGATTTTTTTCTTTTTCAAGAAGATATTTTTCTATTGCTTTATCTGTGCCTAGATAAACTTCTCTCTGCGCACCTTGCAGGTTTTTAACATCTTTTTGTAAAACTTTTTCTCTGTTGCCTGTCGTTCCTAAAATATAACCAAAGAGCACTAGCGCGCCTGCGACAAAAGCTTTCCAGTGTTTTACTATAAAATTTTTAATTTTACTTAGGTTGATCATGATTTACCGTGTCTCCAAGTTTGAACTATGTCAACAGCAGACTGGCCGCCAATATAAAACATGGCAATCATTCCCCAAGTTTCTGGATCAAGTCCTGCTCCGATAAACAGACCGGTTGCAGTCAAAAAGACAAGAAGCTTTCTAGACGCAAGTTTTTCTTGCAGTGAATCAAGAATACCTTTCTGTGTATTGTCTAAGTAAAGTGCTTTTTTAACTTTAGCAACAACAGTTGGATCTTGTGCATCATCGCTAAAATCTTCAATTTGTTTATTCTTGTCTTTCACTGTAATCTCCTGTTTAGATTAATCTTTAAATCTAGTTTCACTTTCGATAAGATCAAAGATTGATTCAACATCTTGCTTAGAAAACTTTCTCGACGTCTTATTCTTCTTGTAGTCACAAAGCTCATCTAACAACTTGATCGACTGAGGAGTTTGGGCCAAAATCTGCTGAACAAACTCTTCAAACACTTCTTGCATTGATAAGTTTCTCTCAAAACAAGCAACTCTAAACGCACCGTGAGCGTCAGTCGAGAGATTGAAATGAACAGATTTTTTACTAAATCTTTCTGATCTTAGATCGCTCAAGTGATCATCCTCCTCCGCCTAATCCACCTGTGCCACCAGCAAAAGCGCCCACAGCAAATGTGTCATCTGACACATCTGGAATGTTCCCAAACTCTGCTGTCTCCAAGCCATATTTGCTGCTTAGATTGTTAACAAATTCATAGACGAAAGCTTCTCCGTAGTTCTCATCTAAAAATGTCTTTGCTCTATTTACAATTGATTCTTCAATGTTGAGTAAGCTCTCGTAGTTATTTACAAGACGAACGACGCGAGCTGTGAACTTGTCAATGTCGAGATCAGGAACTTTTTGCTTTCCAGCGGGTGCAGTGACTGACATGTCATCGCTTCCGGAGGGATCTTCTGCGGGAGCATCATCTTCATCAGATTCTTCTGCTCCTGCATCTGCGGCAGGCTCCTCAGCAGGCGGTTCCTCGGCCGGTGGCTCCTCGGGTGGCTCTTCCTCTTCTTGCTCAAGCAGAAATCTGAGATTTAACTTCTTGAGTGACTCATTGAGTGAGTCGCCCTTTCTAATCGAAGCAGACTCGTATCTAAGCAGAAGTGCGTCAATCTGATCATCAACTGAATCTGCTGCGGGTCTGGCTCTTGTCTTGGGCTCTCTAAGTAAAAGAGGGCTTTCAGGTGTATTCGGACCTGACTCTGTGGGCTTTGCTTCTTCTTGCTCAAGAAGCATTCTTAGCGACTTAAGCATGTGATAACGCTCATTTATCACGCGCTGGTTTAAAACTCTCTGTGACTTATTTTTCATCATGCTCCTCTCACAACATTTAGTATCTTGTCGGCTTTCTCAAATCTCTTCTCGATAACTGACCATCTAAGTTCTTTCATCATGGCGTTCATATAAGAGTTGAGATCGCCCAGATAGTCACGGTAATAAGCATGCTGCCACACATCCATGACAATGACAGGATAACTGCCTACTGGTACCTGCTCGGAATGTAGATCAATGACACAGTTCATGTAAGACTGTGTGTACATATTCAGATAGGTCATCACCCAACCGCATCTTGAGGCTTTACCGCAAGCGATAAAATCTCTCTGCCAGTCATCAAAGGATCCGAAATCTCTGTTCAAACGCATGTAAGCAAGAGAATCCATCGTGATCTTGGACTGAGTGTCACCGATATTAGAGAAATAGAGTTCATGTAGATAAACTCCATTCATATTGTATGTCTCGTCAATCTTGAGAGATCTAAATGTTGAGTTGTTAGAGTTCACGTCAGATCGATCAGCGGAGTCAAGAGAAGTGCTTGCCTTATTAAAGTTCTTGATGTAGCTGTGGTAAAGATCGACATGATTCTGAATATTGCCTGGGCTCAGAAAATCTGTACGCACATTGACTTGCTTGGGTTGAGCTGCGTATGCCTCGGTCAAGCGAGTGTCACGCTCCTTGAGTTTGAGCGTCTCCTTGATCACTTTTTTGGCTTCATCTGTTAAAAAGTTATCAAAATCCATTATGCTGCCTCATATTTTGAGAAATCTTCTTCTTGCAACTTGATGTGCACGACATCAGTTTCTTTCGGGCCATAGTGACGATAGCAGACAACAAATGGTTTACCGTCTTCGAAATCGACTCGTTTGACCGTGTATTTGTGCCCGGTATCTTTACACTTGATAAGTAAGCCCGTGCGAAGGAGATCGATTGAGTTTTCTTTCCCCTTTTGACCGCCCAGTGCTAACAAAGATTCAACAACTCGATGCTTCAATCTTTTCTCCCTACCAAGTCAAGATGTCTGACAGTTATCCCTGCATCTTTAAGTATATCTATGCCGTTCGATTGTTCGTATCTCTCTAAATAAACGACTTCGTCAATTCCTGCGTTAATAATAGCTTTTGCGCAGATATCGCAGGGTGAGAGAGTGAGATACATCTTTTTTCTCGTAGGATTATTATAGTCGCATTTAATCAGAGCGTTTATCTCTGCGTGAATAAAGCCACTCTTTCCTACCTCCAAAGAATCTCTCTGATTCTTGCCTCCCTTCTGATCACCATTGTAGCCGATTGAGAGCACCTGTGTGTTCTCGTCATTTACAATGACAGCACCAACTTTATGCTTAGGATCTGGGCTTCGCATCGAGATCTGCTTTGAAAAAGCACCCCAGATCTCATCCCAAGTGGGTCTATCCATTAGTCACCTATTTGTCGAATAGATCTTCAATAGAAAAAGTTCCGGGTAATCTGAAACCTGCTGCTTTCTTATGACCGCCGCCCTGAAAGCTTTTTGCAATTTCTGACACATCCACTATGTCGTGAAAAGCACGAAGGCTCACCTTAATCTCTCTATCACCGTGATCGTAATACCAGATTAAAGCAAAGTCACACTTAGTAGCAAGTCGAGATCCGATCTCAGAGATCCAGTGTGCTGAGTTCACGACAAGCACATTCTTGCCTCCTAACTTTCGAGGAGAAGCTTTCTCGCAGATCTTCTGAATGACTGTCTTAGAGTAAGCGAGAATATAGCTTCCTCTTTTCACTGCGTCGTCAAAGACAGAGTTGTCTTCGAACTTCTCAAACTCTTCAAACTTAAAGGGAACCATATCGAATGCTGCACTAAACTCTTTGCTGTATTCGAGTTCCCACTTCCAGAGATCACGATCTTGAATGTATCGTATGAACTTCGGTGGTTCTTTCCCAGGATGGAAGAACTCCCAAGCAAGCATCGCGCCGCTTTTTGTCATATCGAAGTGTGTGTGTGACACATCGTGTAGCTCAACCATCGCAGATTTGTGATGGTCAATGACAATCAAAGATTTTGCTTTCTGGATCATCTCTTTAGTGTGAGCATTTCCAAAAGAAAAATCTAAAATAACAACATTCTTTCCTGTGACATCTGGCGGCAGTTCGCCATGCTTTCTTGAGTGATATTCAGCACGCTCTCCCAGACATTTCCAGGCTGAGAAAGCGGCGCCGAATCCATCAGTGCAGTCAGCATGAAAGATTACACAATTGACGCTTGTTGGATCGACCAATTTGAACTCCTAAAGTGTGATTCCTGAGTGGTGTCGAAGACACCTTGCTTCATAAATATCACTTCCGCCTACATGAATCAACTCTGTGTTATTAAAATGTTCTTTGCGCATCGTGTAAGAAGCATCCTCTCCGCAAATTGTGCAAACTGCTTTGCACTTTTTAACATGAGTCGCGTGACAGAGGAGAGTGGAAACTTCATCAAAGGTTGACAGTGAGGATGACAGGTCAAGAGTTGAGACCAACACACTCACACGCTTGTTATAGAGATAGTGAAGACAAGCGTTTGCAACATCATCGATCATAAATGCTTCATCGACAGCGATAACATCAGGCAGATCCTTGTTGCTAAAGTAGTTTATTATATCTTGGCCCTTGCTCACTAGCACACAAGGCACACTCATCCCACCGTGTGTCATGATCACACCCTCGCGAGTGTATCTTGTGTCCATCGCAGGTTTAAAGCAGACGACTTCTTTCTTAGCAAACTTGTATCTCTCAACTTGCTCTAACAGCTTCGTTGATTTGCCGCTAAACATCGGCCCAACATAAAGCTTTAACTGAGGTGTCATATTAACTCCAATATTACTTGAGATCCCACCACTCAATTGTTCTACCTAAACCTTCCCAAAATCTAACCAGAGGCTCATAGCCTAACTCTGATCTCGATCTCGAGATGTCGGCCAGCGTGTGTTTAACATCGCCCGGACGCTCTGGTGCTTGACGAACTGTGAGATTAAAATGTCCCTTAAGATAGTTCAAGATCTCTTCATTTGAGACACGATCACCGCACGCTACATTGTAGCAACGACCTGAGAACTTGAGGTTAGAGTTTGCAGCGAGGATATTCGCGTGCACGACGTTATCGACATAACACATGTCGCGTGTTTGTGACCCATCTCCATCAGATCTCAAGGGTAATCCGTGCTTGATGGCGTGACACCACGCTGAGATCGCTGTCGAATAAGGTGAGTCGCCTAGTTGACCGGGCCCAAAGACATTAAAGTAGCGCAAGCAGACAATGTCAAGATTGTAAAGATCTGCCGCCATCTTAGCATAATCTTCGATAACAAACTTCTGCCAAGCATAAGGCGACTTAGGTAAGATCTTTCCGCGCTCGCTCTCTGGAGTAGGTAGAAGATCAGCACCACCATACACAGACGAGGACGAGGCCCAAACAATTCTTTGCACATTACCCGTGCAAGACTCAAAGAGTTTGACTGTCTTAAAGACATTCTCGTAAGTTGTGTCAGCAGGATACTCGACTGAGTAGGAAACTCTGGGAACTGCTGCCTGATGGAAGATCACATCGTAGTGTTTTTCCTGAATGTGTTTGAGCATTCCTTCTGATGAGAAGTCATCTTGAATAACGAGAACTGTCTCTTGACTTCTGTCTAACTGCAGTTCTGGCGAAGTATTTGCCTGACCGTCTCTGCCTCGAAGAGAAGTGTAATACGCGTCGATGAAACTGCTATTCGGAAGGACACGCTTCTTTACGGTTTCCAAACTTTCTAATCTTCCACCAGTCAAGTTATCTACGACATCAACTAACCAACCTTCAGATACTAACTTCTTAGTGAGATTGGATCCAATAAATCCACATCCGCCTGTGACTAAAGCTCTTTTCATTACCACTCCTTAGTTATGGGTAATAATACAAAAAAAAAGAGAACTTTACAATCCTCTTTTGACTTTAGCGTTTAGTTTAAATGTTAGAGCGGAATGTCACTCTCGTCGTCATCAAACGGAGTTATGACATCAGATCCGAGATCATCTTCAGCAGCGACTGGCATACCAAACTCATCGTATTCTACTTCTTGACCTGAGGAATCTAAGTCAATGATAGTTTGGTTCCCTTCGTGGATTCGTTGGAGATTGCCCAAGATTCCCTCAAGGGTAAAGAACTTTCTGGCAATATCGCCCTGGATATTCGAAGATCTACTTAAAGCGTCCTCGATCAAGTTGATATTTCTAAAAAATGACTCTGGGTCATCAAGGTTCTTATAGATCTTTCTGACAAGCATCGTCATCATCTGATGCTCTGAACTTAGCAGTTCACCGGTTCCAGATGAGGGCTCAGGAACTTCAAATGCTTCTTTGATTAATCTAACAAGTGTCGATTTCTTGATTTTCATATCTTTAAGTATGCTAAATCTATTCTATTTGCTTAAAAAAATGTGACTTGATCCGATCTTAAGCACCAACTTACACATCTTTATCTCACTAAACTCTGATAGCTTTGAGAAGACATCTCGGGTCAGAGATTTGAGAAAGTTCATATCATACCGGAGCGTCTCTTTTGTATTAGAAGATCTTAGATAGAACTCCCCGTATAGAAACTCATTTCTCAATGAGAAATGACACAGAGACAAACAGGATTGATCAGAGTAAATAAAACGACGTGACTCGTGCGTCTCCTCTCTTGAATACTCATTCTTGCCTATAAGTTCATCAGAGATTTTTGAAAGCAACTTTTCACGAATTGTCTGATAGTAGATCGCTTCTTTCTCATACTCGAGCATCTTTTCTGAGACATCATCAAAAGTGCCAGAGTCATAATGCGTCAGATGCAATCCGATCTTTTCAAGATTGTCGCTGCAAGACGCTGCTGTCATAAAAGTGGTCGCGTATTCATGATACTTCTTGCCTTCGAATCGAGTGCTTAGATCTTGAATGATGTGATCAACCATCTGATCGTCAATCTCTGACCTGATGGTCATCACGTTAGGATAACTCTCAAACTCAGCAGCAGCTTCGGTGAATAGATCATAAACTCTCTTCAAGGAAGAGAAGTTTTGAAGTTCATCACCACGAGTTTGAAACCGCTGGGCGATGACATCCCAGCTTGGTAAGAGCAGAACGATCACATTGTTAAGATTTGAGAGCTCAGATTTGAGAGATTCAACATGAAAATAGTCGTCTCGTCCGTAAAGTCGAGCATAGACAACCATCGACAGAGAAGATCTATCTTGAATATTCCAAGCATAGCCAGATCTCTTGTGTAAGAGATTGTAGAGTGTCGTCTTGCCAGAGAGATCAGGGCCTTCTAAGACGATCTGATTGATCGGTGTCTTTCTCATTTAAGGAAAACTCCATTAAACTGTTGTGTCACACGAACGAAAGTCGTGCATTTGCTTAGCTGCTTGAGTGAAGATGCACCGACATAGGTGCAAGTAGATCTTAATCCACCGAGAATGTCTTTTACAGTTTCTGCGACCGGGCCTTTGTAGGGAATCTCAACGGTTCTCCCTTCTGAAGATCTGTATGGTGCGACTCCGCCGCTGTGCTTAGTCATTGCCGTCTCAGAGCTCATTCCGTAAAATTGAACAAACTTCTTTTCATCATAGAGCGCACTTAGGATATTGCCTGACGAATCGACATCATACTCATTTGTCTTGAAGACGCGTTTGATCACCTCTCCTCCACCCTCGTCATGTCCTGCGAGCATTCCGCCCAGCATGACAAAGTCAGCGCCGGCAGCGAAAGCTTTTGCAACATCTCCTGGACATGTGCAGCCGCCGTCAGCGATGATATGACCTCCCAAGCCGTGGGCAGCATCAGCGCACTCAATAATGGCTGAGAGTTGTGGATAACCCACACCCGTCTTGATTCGAGTTGTGCAGACGCTTCCAGGGCCGATCCCTACCTTCACGATGTCTGCACCGGCCAAGATTAGCTCTTGCGTCATATCAGCAGTGACCACATTACCCGCGATGATCGTCAGGTGAGGATTCTTCTCTCTAAACGATCTGACAAACTTAACAAAGTGTTCTGAGTAGCCGTTCGCGACATCAATGCAGACAAACTTGATTCCCGAGCCGAGGGTGTCAATAATCTTCTGTGTCTTGATCAGATCAGATTCTGATATACCTGTTGAGACGATAGAGCTATCACTTGACCAGGCAAACTCATCTTTCAGATAATCTCTGCGATCGTATGACTTGACAAGGCAGGTTAAGAGCCCATCTCTCATTAACGCGTTTGACATCTCAAAGGTTCCCACTCCATCCATGTTTGCAGCGATGATGGGAATGCCTCGCCAAGTTGCGCCATTTCTAAAAGTAAAGCTCCTGTCGAGCGTGACATCTTTTCTACTCTTAGCTTCTGATCGCTTCGGGCGAATAAGCACGTCTTTAAAATCTAACTTAAGGTTCTCTTCGATTCGCATGATATTCCTCTTATTTCTATTTTAGAATGGGAAAAGTTTTTTTACACACAGGCAACTCTATCTAATCTTTGTCAGTCAAGAAAAGATCTTTCTTTTTCTAGGAAATCCTGTGCGATCTTAATCAAAACATCTCGAGGAATAGTCAAGGTGACTATTGATCCTCGCTCCCAAGAGTCAAAAGTCAAGCAAGTGGGATTTAGAACTTGAAGTTTAATGTTGTCTTCGTCAAATACATTCGTGTATAAATGATATTGCTCATTCGAGACGATAGTCATCTTTGTGCTCATACTGACTCCTCACTTTACAAGTGATCTGATTTTTGCAGCATTTGTTGATGCGCCCCACCCAGGATCATTACTCACATTTGCGAGCCAGATAGTGTAGGGTTGCATTAGATCTCCGAGGTCACCCCAGATTCTGAGATTACCCGTGTTGTTTTCATCGTCGATGATCTTAACCGTGTAGAACACCTTCTTGTTTTTGGTCGTCTTTTTGATCGCTTCTACAGCGCAGAACCAAGCGATACCTTTCTCACCCTGCTCCATCTGCAAGACAGATTTCACATCTGCATTCTTAATCTTCTGGATCATCTCGGGTGGGAAAGCGAGATCGTCTCGGATTGCTGAGCACATCTCCTGGTACAACTCGAGTTTTTCGATTCTTGACCAATCCTCAAGATCTGAGTTGACTTGGATCAACTGCGGAAGTAGAGGTTGCGCATTTGTCTTTTGCGCCTTCTTGATCGTCATTCCGAACTGGCCTTTGCGAAGGGTGTCATAGTTGGTGATGATGATCTCGTGCAACGCTCTGTGATTTGGAATCTTTCCCTGCCACATCTCCTCAAGCGCGTCAAGTGCTTCAACTTTGCAGAGCGCAGCGAATCCTGTCCTATTCAGCTTTGAGTGATACCACTCGCCGTCAGCATCAAAAAGCATCTGCTCCAGATTTGTGTAGGGCCGATTCTCCATGATCTCCTTGACCGCGTTGTCACCTAATCCTTTCACTGAAGTGAGCGGAGGAATGAAAGATTTCTTTCTCTCTGACCAGTTCCAGACGAGACCTGACTCGTTCACATCCGGGGTGCTGACATTATAACCCATGGCCTTGATCTCAGAGATTGCTTTGGCCAAGTTCTTAGGATTCGTGTTCTCAGATTGCAAGATCGTTGCGAGCCAGTCTGTCTCGTAGTAGGTGTGAAGCCACGCTGAGTAGTAAGATCCGATCGCATAGGCAACAGCGTGTGAGAGGTTAAATCCATACACGCTGAAGAACTCGATTCTCTCCCAAAGTTCTTGGGAGACAGCCTCGGGTACTCCGTTAAGTTCCCAAGCGCCTTTTACGAACTTCATCCGCGCTTCTTCGCGCTCGTCACCTTTCTTGCCGATTGTGTCAAGCGATTTCTTGACCAGCGTCTTGCGAAGCTTGTCTGACTCTCCCGGAGAGAAACCTGCAAGTTTCTGCGCGAGAAGCATGAACTGCTCTTGGAAGGTGACGTGGCCGAAAGTTGGGCCCAAGATCTCTTTGATGATTGGATGTGCATAGACAATCTGGTCGGCACGCTGCTTATCATTGACATACTTCTTATGAACGTTCGCCCGAAGAGGCCCAGGTCGATAGATTGCAGTCAGAGCTGCAAGCTCAATGATTGAGGTGGGTTTAGCGTCCTCACAGAAGCGTCGAGCACCCTCAGCAGTGAACTGAAATACGCCCACCTTGCGACGCTGATGATAGACATGCTCCCAAACCTTAGGATCGCTCTGATCGACATGGCGGCAATTGAGATACTTGTCGAACCAGTCACGAACCTCAAGGAATGTGGGTGTCTTTCCTGTCTCGCGCTTAATGATACGAGAGATGCAGTTCTCAACATCCTTGAGCAGTGTGAGGCCCAGGAAGTCGAACTTGATGAAGCCGTTATCTTCCAAGTTTCGGAAGTTCATGCCCTCTGTCCAAGGAGTTTGTAACTCGCCTCGGACACCGATGATGGGCATCGAAGAAGCAAGCGCATCTGCTGGGCCGATAATGACACCACCTGCGTGACGACCAATCGATCGATTCTGCATGAAGAGTGTCTCGATGTGATCTTTTACCTTGGGATACTTCTCCATGAACTCGCGATAGCCGGGAGAGAACTCCATGCAATCCTGATGTGTGAGAACGAAAACTGATTTCTCGGTGTTCTCATCCCGTGCCTGTGCCATGACTTCGTCTTGGAGAGGACCGGTCATCTTATTTACTTCAGCAAAGTCAATACCGTAAAACTTGGCGATGTCCTTGATGAGTGACTTAAGTTTCAAAGTATTAAAATTCGAAACAGGAATGACTGATTCAAACCCGTAAAGTTCTCGTGCTGCATCAATCAGCGCATCACGATCACCTGCGTCAGAATCAATGTCAGGCCAACTCGTGTTATGTGTTAGAACAAAATCACTTTCAGAATCTTGTGCGACATAAAACGTATGATCGCCTTCAACTTCAATATCGATCATTGTTTTACTATAAGGAACAAATTCAATTTCTTCAATTTCGAATAAGTTGTTTTGTTCCTTTGTAGTTTCTTCGCTCAAGATTTGGTATTTTGTCATATTCACTATCCTTTTTTAATTTTTCATAAAATTCTTTCATGTAGACTACTTTAATATTATAGCCTAAGTTAGAAAGTATTTGCACACATTCAATATTGCGCTCATACTTTCCATCATTTCTCTTAGCTTTTGTTTCAATGTAGCAGTCTTCTTCTGCTATGTAAAAGTCAGGTGTATATCTTCGTGTATTTCCCGCTTCGTCTTGAAGAGTAAAACATTTAGTTTCATAACTAAAATCAATATTGTGATATCTAAGATAACGTGCATAGTCAGCTTCTAAACTGCTCTTAAAATAAAGATTAGAAGGTAAGTCTGTTCGATATCCAGTCCTTCCATTAGTAGGGATTTTAATAAGTCCTAATGACTGTGCTTCATACTGACAGTTTCTTCCGCAATATTTTCTTGTATCGCTTATCTTTATTTTTTTTGTTTTCTTGCATACTAAGCAAGTAAAATCTTTTAGATTTTTCTTTTTGATCGATGCAGCACATTTAAGAGAGCAATATTTTCGACTAGCTCCTTCTATTATTTCAAAAGAATGTGAGCAGACTTCACACACAATCTGCTCTCTCTTCTTTTCATTAGATTTTGCCTGACTTTTGTTTTGACATATTCTTGAACAGTATTTAGAATTTTTACCAGTTGACTTTGGTTTAAAGTAAGTTTTACTACAAAAATCACAGATTAAACAAATTGAATTTGAAGTTCCATTGTTTTTAACAAATTCTTTCTTACATTCATCAGAGCAATACTTCTTTTTACACTTTGCAACTGACGATTGATCATTTTGTAAGAAATAGAACTCTGTTTTCTTTTTACAATTTTTACATTCAATAATTTTTATCATTATTACTCCTAGTGTTATTAGGAGTAAATATTACTTACTTGACGTGTTTTTAATTAATTTGTCACCTTTTTGAAGGTGACAAGCCATGACTTCCATTTGCTCACTATCGCGAACAATTATCCACCTATGATTTGGAGAACAGATAATTTGTTGACCTCCAAACTTAACTTTGACAGCCATGTCATGGACTGCTTCTTCTTTATCAATGACTCTCCTAAAGTCGCCTGTGTGTGTAAGAACTTTTTCACCTTCTTCAAGCTCTTTGATCATCTTCTTGCCGCTTTCAGCAATGACATAAGTAGAAGGATCTACACAACGGTGCCTTCCGAGGAAACGCTCCCAAAGGAGATCATACTTGAGAGGATCTACCTGAGTGATTCCAAGCAAGTAGTTCACGAGAGATCCGCCGCCACTTCCACGAGCAGCACCAAACAAGGTGTGATCAGCAGCTTTATGAAATACCTCATTCATGACGAGGAAGTAGTTTTCGAACCCTAAGTGCTTGATGTCACTCAACTCCATCTTAGCGCGCTCCACATAAGCCTCTTTCTCGTGGAGGCCTTCTTTGACAAGCGCCTGCTTTACCTTCTGTGCGAGTTGCTGGAATGCTGTCTGATCTGGCTTGTTAAAGTCAGGAAGTTTAACAGCTGTGTCAATCCAAGTGTCAGTGCATTTTTCCCAAGCAATATCGTGAGTTCGCTCGATCGAATCTTTCACCACCTGCTCGAAACCCTGATATGTCTCCTTGTAGTCGTCATAGTGCGCAACGAACTCTTTCCACATCTGCTCAGCATTCTTAGGATAAAGCTCACACTTTAGATCCTCAAACTCAGGCAGAGGAGAGGGATCATTGCCCATCCAGCCTAACTTTTTGTAGAGCTCTCTTGCCTCCCACTTGTCTGGCTTGTAGTAGTGTGAGTCAGGAGTTGAGATCAGCTTCACGCCCGAGTGTGTTGAGTGGCGAAGCAGATGATGATTTACCAGATGCTGCTGCTTGAGTCGATTAAACTGCAACTCAAGATAGAAGTTGTCCTCGCCTACAGCATCAACAAAACGCTCTGAGAGTTGCATAAGCTCTGCTTGAATCTCAGCGTCTGACTTGTTAAGCGCATTGCCGCGCATGATCCGGTTTGAGTAGATCCCGCCAAGGCAAGCCGTTGACACATTGAGACCGCGGCCGTGTTGCTTGAGCATGTTAAAGTCAATTCGAGGATAACGATAATACCCTTCGGTGTAGCCTCGCTTGATCAGCGTGAAGAGGTTGCCTAACCCCTCACGATCCTGTGCAGTGACCACAAGGTGATAGCGACGCTTCCACTCGTCCTTACCGTCATCAACTGCTTTTGTCTCCTCTTCGTTCTCGATGACGTGTCCTGCATCTTCTTCTTCTTCATCCGAAGATTTCTTCTTAGCCTCGGCTCGTTCTACTTTTGCTTTTTCATAATCAAGCCGCCACTTATCAAGCGAGGGAACAAAATAAAACTCACAGCCGTAGATCTGTCGAAACTTTCGACCGCTCTTCTTGATGTGTGCTGCGTGCTTGTGAGCGTGTGCCAAACCACTACCGTTTCCGTGATCTGTCAATCCCCAAGCGTCCATGCCGTTTTCGAGCACAAAGTCGATGTGATCTGATGGATAACCGAGTCCGTCAAAAACAGATTTTTCAAGAGAACCCTGTGTGCCCATGTAATCCAACGAAACGAGTCGGAGGAGTAATCATGGACACAGGGTTCTCGGAACTCCTATGTGTCATTTATTTACCTTCCCAGGTGATTAAGTGTTTATATTTGCTTCTTAGCTGCTTGTATATTTTACCATCAACTAAGTTGATTTTGCACTCTGCAATTTGAGAAACTTAAAGAGAAGTCGATGTGTTATTACTAATAGACATTTTACTCCTAAGTAAAAACCTCACCCTTATCTTAAAGGGTGAGGTTTAAGCTTTACACACTAAAGATTTTAGTGACAAATACTTATTTTATGTAGATATGATTGATGTCTAGCGTTAGGACATGTTTCTCGATTTTCCTCCACAGGAGCACAGATCGAGCGCGAAGGTGAGAAAATTGTGGACAACATAAAGTAGAATGTAAGTGCTGAGTCAGGAGGTGATATCGAAGAGATATTTTGCCGCTAAAAAGCCTGAAATTTTTAAGGTCGCGTATTATATACTGGTATGTATCGGACACACTAGGAGACAAAATGAGAATTACAAAGTCACAGCTTAGAAAGATTATTATACAAGAAATAAAAACTTCATTGTCAGAAGGCGGCCTCTTCTTTGGCCGCGACGAGTCGCTCTATGGGGCCACCCGCGGTGCTGTGAGACAAGGTATGAGAGGCCGCGCCATGGATGACGTCCAAAGTACTTTGCGAAAGCCAATTGACGACGAATTACTTCTCATGAGTAACGTCGGTGATCAGATTATAAGCATTGACCGTGCTAACCAGATCGCCTATCATGCGATGCCAACGCTTGCAAAAGCAATTCGTCGTCTTAATAGCACAAGTATGGGGAGTATCAGAGACTGGGATGAAATTTTAAGAGCTCTTTTTTCTCAAAAAACACTTCAAGAATTACAAAGCATGGAGGTAGATTTCAAAAGAGGAACTATGAGTGCTGAGGAAATTTTTAATGATTTGTTTAAAACCGCAAATATTTAACCAGACATTGCGTGTTGATAAGTATTTATATTTTAGTAAAAATCTGTCAAATCAACTCCTTTTTCTTTAGCTTCTCTAAGATAGATCAAGGGATCGTAATCCTCACTCTCACGGATCTCTTGCACAGTTCTTCTGATACCCTCCTCTAAAGAGATCTTTGGCTGCCAACCAGATGTTAATCTGAACTTCTTAGAAGAGAGCCTGTGATTTCCAAGATAATCTGTCTGCGGGTGCCAAACGAGCACATCTTTTTTAATCCCGAGTTCTTCTTGTAAGATCTTTTCTAAGAGTGACATGATCTCGCCCGTGCTGAGAGGTGTCTCTGCAGCGACATTCCAGTCATCATTCCAGAGGCCTTTCTTGATCGCTGTCAAGACAGCGTCACAGTAATCATCGACATGCATGTAATCTTTAATCTTGTCTTGATTTAAAAACATGTCAATGTCTTTCTTGTCTCTCAGATGACCAAAGACTGTCTTTGCGATGAGTGAGTTCATGTCACCTTCGCCGCCGTATGCAAAGAGCGGACGAACGATCATCCACTTACCACCTGATTGCGTCTTGATGATGTCTTCAGCACAAAGCTTGTGGCAACCGTAGAGCGTGGTGGGTCGCTTTTGTGATGTCTCTACGATCTCTTCTTCCTGATACTTTGCAACATCGTAGATGACTGTTGTGCCCATATAGCAGACAGGTATGCCTAAGCGTTTAGCGGCTCTAGCGATATTGTAGGTTCCGGTGACGTTTGTCAGTGTAGATTCAGATGGATTTAAGGCGACAACATCTGTTCCTACGACAGCAGCATTGTGAATGATGACATCAACTTTTGTCTCATAAAAGAACTCTGCCCAATCATCGACTGTGTTCTTGTGAACGCAAATCTCGCCAGGTTTATGGTATTTGAGATCGAATCCGTTGTATGTCTTGTAGTTGTCACCTGACTTCACATGATCAAAACCAAACTCAGATAGCTTCTTAACGAGGTTTCTTCCAATAAAACCTCGCTCTCCTGTGATAAAAACTCTCATTCATTCTCCTTTGAGAGATTTTAGTATGATTTTAATCTTTTTACAAATAACTATGGCACATCAGCAAGTGCATCTGCACCGTCGCTTGGAATGTGACTAACGTAGTATTTTGCTGCGACATCTTTAGGCATGTGAACGCCATCACATTTTGTGCAGCTATAAGCAGTTCCGTTATTAATTGATAAAGGATCAAAAAAGTCAAAAGGATCAATGAACTGGATGTTATTAAACTTTTTAACTAATTCAAATATGACTTTGTTATTAGCTTTTCTTCCGCTGTTAAATTTTCTAACACTTTGCAGATCTCTAAGTTTTTCATAAGGGCTTGTTTTTTTAACTATAGCAGGCGGCCCTCCAAACCAAAGTATTGGAGAGTTAGGCGTGATGCGTTTTATCATTTCAATCAAAGATTCTGCACCCTGAACACCATTACCTCCCAAGTTAATAACTATTTTTTTAGGAAATTTTTGAAGTTCTAACGCTAACTCTTCGTTAGAAAGCCAATAATTTGGTGATGATCCCACTTTAAATAGACGTTTTCCTCTTCCAATCGTTGACTCAAGAGTCAAGCCAAC